CGACCCAGGTGCTCCTTGCCGATCGAGTCGAGCAGACCGGCCGGGGGCTCCTGGCCGTCGTGCCCGTCCTTGTAGGCCCGGGTCAGTGCGTCCTTGATCGACGCGGCGCTCATGTCGTGGAAGTCGAGGCTGTCGGAGTTCTGCGTCTTGAGCGTGTCGACGCCCAGGTCCGCCGCGTACGCCTCGGGGTCGAACCCGCCCGGCTCGGGCTGGTTCTTCGGGGAGTCGGGGCTGAAGTTGAGGTCCCACTCCTCGCTGTAACCGTCGATGAACGCCTGCGCGGCCTCGCGGGTCGGGAAGGTGCCGCGCCCGCCGCGACCGGCGTCGCTGACCTGCCACACCTGGAAGGCGCCGAAGTCGTAGTCGCGCGGGTCGCCGATCGCCTCGATCTCGAGGTTCTCCTTGCCGCCGATGCCCTGGCCGTACTTCGCGATCTGCGCCCGGCCCTCGGCGTCCGCCTCACCCGGGTCGTTGGCCCTCCAGTCGCCGCGGGCGTTGCGCTCGTTGTAGCGCTCCTGGCCGAGGTCGAGCCACTTCTGCACCGTGTCCCAGCCAGCCTCGGACGTCTCGGCCTCGACCACCACGGCCGAGGACCAGTCCTCGAACGCCCGCTGGGCGTCGGGGTCGGTCAGCGTCTCGTTGGCCTGGTCGGTGATCGCCTGGCCGCGGACCTGGTTGTCGTTGAGCGGCTCACCGGTCTCCGGGTCGATCTCCGGGCCGGAGGTCTCGGGGCCGGTGTAGCCGAAGTCCTCGAGGAAACCAGCGATGTCGCCCGCGAGCTCGGCGGGCGTGATCGCCTCCGGGTCCTCGGGGTTGAACGACTCGTTGCGCAGCGCGTTGTTGCCGAGGAAGTCGACGATCCGCTCGAGGGCGGCGGGGTTCTGCTCGTCGAGCGCCTCGCCGTTGAGGACGTTGGTGAGCTGCTCCTCAATCGACCAGCCGAGCTCCATCGCGTCCTTGCGGGCGGCCATCGCGTCGTAAGGGTCGACGTCGTGTCGGTCGGCCCAGACCTCGAGGTCGGTCAGCTTCTCGCTGGCCCAGGACGGCACGGAGTCGGGGTCCTCGGTCCAGTTCTCGTGGTAGTCCATCAGCGACTGGAATTGGTCGGCGCTCAGCCCCGACGCCCACCCGCCGTCGTTGGTGTCGATGTTGAGGAAGTCGCGGAACGGGGTGAGGTCCTCCTGCGTCGTCTGGCTCAGCGTGACCGCGCCGTCGTCGCGGCCGGTCAGCGACCCGGAGCCGTACGAGTCGGCCAGGTCGCCGGGGCCTTGCGGCTCGGCGGGCGTGGTGTCGGCCTGGTGGTCGGGGTCGTCCTCGAGCGTGCCGGAGGCGTCGTCACTCGACCCGCTGTCGGTGCGCCAGTTGGGGTCGTAGGCGTACTGGTCCGCGTCGGACCACGCCTCGAACTCGGCCATGACCTGGTCGCTGTCCCAGTCCGGGTGCGCCTCGACGATCGACTGGACGTCGTAGTTGTCGACGTCGTAGCCCTCCTCGCGGAGGTAGTCGGAGGTGCCTGCGACGTCGACGGCTCCCGGAGCGTCAGACGTCTCCGGCGCGTCCGCGGCCGGAGCCTCGGGATCGCGGATCGCGCTGGCGGCCCGGACGAGCTCGTCGCGGTCGACACCCTCGGAGTCGGCGATCGAGGTGAAGTAGTCGCGGTCCTCGCCCTCGGGGTCTAGTCCGTCGAGCGAGTAGTCGTTGGCGGCGGCCCACGCCTCGGGGTCGACACCCTCGGGCGCCGGGCCGTACGGCGACTCGGCAGGAGCGTCAGCGGCTGGGGCGTCGGGAGTGGCAGGAGCGCCCGGCGCGCTGAGGCGGTCCGCCTTGACGCCGTCGAACTCCGCCCCGTCGATGGTTTGGATCGTGAACGTGCCATCGTCCGCCATGTCGACGATGGTGACCTGGACCGGCTTGTTGCCGGAGTACGGTCGCATGGTGGCTGAGACGCCCGGCGCAGGGGTCCAACCGTCGCCCTCGGCCGGGGCCTTCTTCTGCGCCGCGCGCTCCTCGCCGCGACGGAGGATCTCCGCGTCGATGTCGGCCTTGCGGGCCTTGGAGGCGGCGTCCTTCTTCCCCTTGAGCGAGAGACCCTCGGTCCCGAGCTCCTGGTCCGACATCGCGGACAGGTCCGCTCCGGTCGGCTCGGCGTCGTCCTCACCGTCGTCGTCGTACTCGAGCTCGCGGGCCAGCTGGTCGGCGGCCGTCTCGACGTCGAGCGGGCGGTCGCCCTGGTAGTTGTCGAACGCGGCCTCGAGCCAGTTGTCGATCAGGTCTTCCTGGCCGTCCGAGACGTCGTCGGGGAGCCGCCGGATGACAGCCTCGTTGTAGACCGTCGCGGTGTCGACCGGGTCGCCGCCGAACTCCTCAACGATGTCGTCGATCTCGGCGTCGTCGATTCCGAGGTCGTTGAGGTACGCGCGGTCGACCTCGCCGCCGTCGCCGTCGACCTCGTCAGCTGCGGGCGCCTCCGGCGCGGGGGTATCGGCGGGCTCGAACGCGTCGAGCTCCGCGACCACCTCCGGCTCCGCGTCCTTGGGGCCGAGCTTCTCGTCCTTGGTGTTGTACTGCCACTTCTCGCCGTCGTGCTCGTAGAGCTTCCCGTCAAGCACCAGGCGCTTCGGGTCGCCGCCGACCGGCTGCGGACCGGTCGCGCCGGAGCCGTCCTTGAACGCCTTACCTTCGGGCGTCTCGTAGAACGCCTTGTCGACGTCTGAGAGCTTCCCGTCATTGCCGGACTCGCGGGCGGCCAACCGGAAGGCGATCTTCGCGTCGTTCTCGGCCTGGGTGATGTCGGCGCCGGACCGGCCGCCCTTGAAGGCGGGGTCCTGGAGCTCGTCGCGCCGAGCCTTGTCGGCGGCATCCGCCTCGTCGAGGCGGGCCTTCGACGGCGGCGCGGACTCGACCTTGGATGTCGGGACCTTCACGGTCTTCCCGGCGCTCGGCCCGTCGCTGTACTTGACGTGGACGAAGTCCTCGCCCCCGGCGGAGCGCGAGTTGCCGACCGCCACGCCGCGGCCGGTGACGATCGAGCCGCCCTCGACGCTGAAGACGTTGATCAGGTCCAGCTTCTCGATGAAGCGGCCCTTGCGGTCGCGGGGGTGCAGGTCGCCGTCCCAGTCGGATCCGGCTGCGGTGATGGGGTCCATACGCCCCATCTTACCACGGTTTTGCCTCCGAGTCAAGCGCTCTTGGGCTACCGGCGTGGCGGCGGCGGTGATCCCCCAGTCGCGCGGGATGAGGTCGCCGCGGCCCAGCACCTCGGCCCGGCGGGCGACGTACCAGCGGGCGCCGACCTCCCGCTGGGCGTGGCGCACCGCGCCCGGGACGTCTGCAGCCGACGCGATGATCGGGATCGTGGTCATGCGCTATCTCCTACGGTCGGCGGGAGCTCGGTGTCGCCCGGCGTCTGTGTCTCGTCGAGTTGGGACTGAAGCTCCGGCGGGAGCTGCTGGTCGGCTGCCTGGGACTTGGCGAAGCGGCCGAGGATGCTCGGCAGCGCCTGCTGGAAGAGGATGTTGAGCACCTCGGGCGGCGGGATGTTGCTGACCGCGATCTTGAACGCGATCTCCTCCTCCGACGGCTTGTCCGCGTCGGAGTAACCGTACGCCTGCCGCAGCGCCGACCCGGACAGCTCGTTGGCGTCATAGAGCTTCTGGGCATCGGCGGCGCGGTCGGGGCGAGTGGTGACCTCGGACGGGTCGTACCAGACCACGAGCCGCTCGGCCAGCGCCGGGTCCCAGCCCGCGGCCCGCAGCATCGGACGCAGGATGATGTCGGTGATCGCGTCGCAGATCATGAGCGCCAGCGGCTCGACGTGCGCCTTGTACAGCGACTCGTCGATCTGGATCGCGTTGGAGTACTTGACGTTGGCCAGGCCGGTGACGACGTCCTTCGGCACGTCGAGGCCCTGCAATACCCGCTCGAGGGTCCGGTCCGCCCGGTTGACCAGGAACTCGTCGATCTTGCGCTCGAGCAGGATGTGCCGGATCTTCTCGCCGAGGTCTGCGGGGCCGCGCAGCAGCCACGGGATGACGGCGTTGGCGGCCGTCTCGTCGCTGACCGGCGAGCTCAGGACCTCGTACAGCTCCCGCTCGAAGACGTCCTCTTCGTCCGACTCGACCTCGGGGTCGTCGGTCTCGGTCCGGGAGGCGACCACAATCTCGTCCGGCACGAACAGCATACCGGCGTTGAGCTGGGCACGGCTGATCGTGCGGATGACTCGACCGAGCAGCAGGAGCTCGTCGCAGTCGTCGGCCAGCGGCTTGAGCGACGAGTAGGACTCCGCGGAGTAGCGCGGGTGCTCGCGCCAGATCCGGCCGATGACCGTCGTGCTAGGCAGGTCTCTGGGCGTGGCTCCCTGGATCTTGTACAGCTTCGGGATGCCGGTGGTGTCGATCCGGAGCTCGTCGGTCGACTTGACGTGCCAGCGGCCGTCGATCTGGGCCAGGTAGCACTCGCCGGGCACGGAGACGTTGAGGGAGAACGACCGCATGAGGCTCGGGACGTCGGTCGGGCCGAGGGCCTTGGTGAACATCTCGCGGGCCTCGACCGCCTGCTGCGGACTGATCCCGTTGTCGGCCTTGGTGAAGTCGCCCTCCTCGACCTCCTCCTCGGGCCGCTCGATCGTCGCAGCGTCGGTGAGCGCGACCGGCGGAGCGTCCGGGTCGACGATCACGGCCGGGTACAGCCGGATCCGGCTCATCACCGAGGCGACCAGGCCGTAGGCGAAGTTGATCTCGCCGATCCGGTCGAAGTGCTCCCACGCGATCGCCTGCCACTGTTGGCGCTGCGTCCGGGTCGCGTGGTCCTGGAGCTCGGCCTGGCTGCGCAGGTTCATCCGCTGGGCGGACGCGGTCATCCCCCGGCGCTGACTGTACGGAGCGGGCTTCTTGCGCTCGAGCAGCTTGGGTCGGGCCATCAGCCGATCACTCCTTCGAAGACTTCGCCGAGCCACTTAGCGACCAGCGTGCCCGACGACAGGGCCAGGGCGTAGACGATCCAACCGGGCAGAACCTGGACGGCCGCGCCAGCCCACACGCTGACGCAGTACGGGCAGTTGACCAGGTAGGTAAGCTTCGAGTCGCCGGTCCGGGCCTCGACCCACTCGCGGAACTCGCGGGTGATCTCGTCCTCGACGATGAGGCGGGTGATCCGGGCGGTGGCGGCCACCTCGATGGCGGTCCTCATGCTGCGGCTCCTACGGGCATCCGGAACGAGAGTCGGCACCGGCAGTTGATCGTCTCGAACAGCGGCGCCGCGAGGTCGCCGGGCCGCATCAGCTTCGCCCCGTTGACCGTCACGAACGGCTGGTCCATCAAGACGAAGTCACCCTCGAGGTCCCCGTGGCTGGTCCGGACCCGGCCATCGCGGAGGGTATGCCAGGCCTTACCGACCGCGCCCATTCGGGTCGCGAACTCGTACTTGGCCGTCTCGCGGGTGCGTGTGGTGAGGATCCGGCCCACGCCTGACATACCCTCGCGAAGTCTGTGGTAGGCCTTGGCCTCGATGTCGAGGCCGTCCTCGACGGTGTAGGGCCCGCGTGCGCCCTTCCGGAGGGCCTCGTCGGCCTTCGCGGAGTTGACCCGGATTATGTCCCGGACCGACTCCCCGGTGTCGTCGATGGCCCGGCGGACGGCCAGGTCGACGGCTTCGTTCATCGCCGCCCAGTCGTTGTCGTCGACCGGCTGGCCGGACCGCCACGCCGAGACGAACGTCTGCAGGACTCGCTGGGAGTAGAACCGGAGCGAGCCTCCGACCACGGACTCCATGATCGACTCGGCCCGCTCGGCGGTCATAGTGCTGATGTCGGGTGGGTGAGCGAGGGCCTCGGCGATCGCGAGCCCGACCGCGACCTCCACGGCAGCGGAGTCCTCCGGGTCGTGGGCGTCGACGTCGCGGGTCTCCGTCACAGCGGTACCAGCTCTCGGCGGACGCCGGGCCACGGGTTGAAACGCTTGAGCGGGTGACCGCAGCCGCAACCGCGGTCCTTGACGACCTTGACCGTCCCGTCCGGCACCTGCAGGCTGATCCCGCGCACGGCGTTACCCTCCGAGGAGAGCAGCTCGCGGTCGAAGTAGAGCTGCGGCACGCCGTCGACGACGTTGTAGACCAGCACCCGGCCGTCCGCGACGTAGACGCGCACCGGCCCGAGCTCGGCCCCCGAAGGGAGCGTCACTCGGGCCGGGAAGAAGTCGAGCGCGATCTGAACACCCACGATCACATTGTACCGCACGCGCGCTCACGGCGGCAAGACTGCAGCGCTCAGCGGGCGATTAGGCGGGCGACTCCGTACAAGAACGCGCCGACGAGCCACAGCGCGGCGAGGGTCAGAAGTACCGCGAGCCCGGCTATCGCGATGACTAGCCAGGCTGCGGAGCGGAGCACGGTCACTTCCGGACGCCGTGGACAGGGCAGTCCGCCCGGCGCCCCATACCGCTCATCCGGCAGGTGCAGTCCGGGTGGCTGTAGTCGATGGGGTCACCGGGCTGCCACGCCGCCGCCTCGATCGCTAGGTCGTAGAAGTTGAGGCCCGCCTCGTCGGCGAGGATCTCGATCGCCGCGACGAGCTCGGGGTCGAGTCCGTCCGGGTAGGAGGCGTACTCGTCGCTCGGGGTGTCGGGGTGGTAGCCGCCGTTGAACCGGCGGACCATCGCACGGAACATCTCCGCGATGACCTCGGCGTGGGTCGGCTGGCCCGGGGTCGCGGCGAGACGGGCGCGGGCCTCCGCGCCGAGCTCGTCGAGCTGCGAGTCGAGGTCGATGCTGAAGCGGGTCATGGTGTGCGCCTCCGGCGGTGGGCGGGCGGCGGTTCCGCCCTACAGAACCAAGTAAACCACACGGCTTGCCTTTGTGTCAAGGCCCTACCGCCTGGCGCGTCCTCCGGAGCCCCGGATGTCGAGGTGCTTGCCCTTACCAGGGTTGGACGCCGCGGTCTTGCCGCCCGCCCGGGCCGCGGCCTTCTTCGCGAGCGAGATCACGCCCGTAAACCCGTGCACCATCGCGTCGATCCGGTCAGGGCTCTCGTCCTTGCGCTTGTCGGCTGGGACCCAGGTGGTCCACTGGTCCTCGAGCTCGGCGAACCGGCCCGCCCACTTCAGTCGACCCTGCTGGTGCGCCATCGCGACCGGCTCCGCCCGCGCCATCTTCGAGACGGTGGCGGTTACCAGCTCGACTCGGATCTCCGGGTTGATCCCGTGGATCACCTCGCGGACCATCGCTCCACCCTGGTTCTGCTCAGCGCGGACCACCGCGTCGTGCTTGAGCGCCATCTCGACCACGCGCCGGGCCCACTTCTTCGGCGACCCGTACATCGAGGCGTCCTCGAGCACGTAGCCGGTGCGCCGCAGCACCGGGCCGGACCGGGGAGCCGCGCCGACCACGACGATCCCGCACTCGTCAGTCGGGTTATCGGCGGTGGACGGGTCGACCCCGACCACCCGGATCGGGAGCTTGCCCAGGGCGAACCCGCGCTCGAGCCGGTTGCTCTCGATCTCCTCCTCGGTCATCATCGCACCCTCGACCTCGTCGGAGAGCACGCCCTTGAGCTCCTGGTCTGCGAGGGCGGTGCCCTCGTACAGGTCCATCAGGAACCGGACGGCCTCGGGGTCGAGGTTGTGGATGTTGTCGAACGTCGACGCCTGGTTGTAGATCGAGATCTCGCGGTCGGTACGCGCCTTGGCCAACAGCTCGCGGAGCATCTTGATCCGCTTCGGGGTAGTGGTGAACAGCACCTGCGACTTGATCCCCTGCTTGCGGCCGAGTCGGGTCGCGAATTGCAGGTTGTCCCAGGCGTTCGTTCCGGAGTCGTCGGGCCGCAGGTCCCAGGCGGCGAGCTCGTCGGCCCAGGAGTAGTGGAACTGCGGGCCTCGGATCTGGCCCGGAACCTCGGCGGTGAAGCACAGCGCCTCGGAGCCGTCGACGAAGTCGACCCGGCGGGCGGTCGGCGTGTACTTCGGCATCTCGCTCGGCGGGAACACCGAGAGCACGCCCGACTCGCCCTGGACCATCGTGTCCCGGACGTCGGCCGCGGTACGCCCGACGAACGCGAACCGTGCCTTGAATCCGCGACCGACCCGGCGCCGGACCCACTCGCCGCCGGTCCGGGTCTTACCACCGCCTCGACCGGCGATGATCCCGACGATGCGGGAGGTATCGTCGGTGGCGGCCAGCTGGTCGGCTCGGGCGGTCCAGTCCCACGACCACTGCAGGAGCGCGAGCTCCTCATCGAGGTTGGCGATGATCTGCTCGATCATCTCCTCCGGCAGCGTGGCCGCGACCTGCTCGAGGGACGAGAGGTCTGGGAAAGTCTTAAGCACCCTCGGCCTCGGGCTCCGGGACGACCTGACCCGGGACGATCTCGCCCTCGTTGCGGGCCTTCAG